ATCGCCCGGACCATCAATAGGACGCCCACCAATTTTACGAAGTGCCTCCATGCCAGCATTACTACTGCCGTTACCAACCTCAGACACCGTGCGAGCGTCAAGCACAAAGGCACCGTCAGCTAGTTCGACTTCACCGCCTTCGGCGTAGCCTCCTCCAGACCCAGTCATGTATGGCACTGAACGGAAGCCATACATCGGGGAACCCTTAGGCGTCTTCTTATTGGTAGGTAGCAAATAGTCTTGTAGTATAGGAGTACCCGGCGCAGTGCTGGAACCCGGCTGCACAATCTGACCCTGCATGTTATAGATTTCAGGCATGTCTACGTCGAAGTAACGACGCTCCTTGGACGAACCAAGAATTTCACTTGTGTCGCCTGCAAAAGAAGCATTGCGCTTCTGCGCCGTGTACGGCCCTTGGTAAGAGTTATCCATCATGCCATCCGAGGTTTTATACCCAGACGGAGCCATTGCGCCAGAGACACCTTGCAGCACACCCATACCTGCCATCATAGGCGCGGCCTTAGAAATCATACCCGGCGTACCTTGAGGTAGGCCAGCGCGAACTGCCTGACCGAAGCGCGAACCTAGACCACCTGTAAATTGCCCTGCAGCTGTAGTTGTAGTTGGGGCTACGCCTGTTAGAGCGCCCTGAGTACCCGAACCAAATACGTTTCCACCCATTACAGCTTGCGTCTGCAGGGGGTTTAATGCTGTTGGAGCTACTGCACCGGGCATTTGAGCCGTTACATTTATTGCGTCCGTAACTGGGGGTGGCACAGCACCGGCGGGAACAGCAAGAGCCCCAGCAGCATTAGCACCTGAAAGAGCACCTGCCCCCATATTAGCACCGAACATACCGGCTTTATCGCCAAGCACGCCGAATGCGTTGTTTGTTATAGACCCACCAACACCCGCCATACCAGCGAGGCCAGCGCCACCAAAAGCACCGAGACCAGCCATCAAGCCTTTCTTCAAGCTACCAGTGCGTGCAAACTGACCTGCGCCTACGATACCAGCAGCAAGAGGAGCACCGACGCCAGTAGCCGCTAAGGCTGCGCCAAGAATAGTGGGGAGGAGTTTACCAAGCCAGCCTGCTTCAGGCAGTCCTGTTTCTGGGTTAATTGTAAGCGAACCGCCAGATGCCATTGCTAAACCCTGAAGGCTGTTAACCTCGTCGGGTGTCATGTGCACAAGCATGCTGTCTTCGCCGCGACCTTTGCTGCGAAGCTGTTCGGCCACCGGATTAGCAAGAACTGAAAGACCGCCCTGCGAAGGCAGACCACCAGACATGCCCGGAACCTGTTGACCAAGCACGGGAGGGTTACCGACCGGAGGTTGCCCGGTGTTCATTTCTGCATATGTTGGCGGAGCAGCCTGCATGTCCATCACAATATCCTACCTATGACTACGCTTATAGCGCTAACTTAAACAGAAGTCACGGTCTGCCATGCAGACCCATCAAAAACACATAATTTATCTAACGTTGTATCAAACACTACCCATCCTGCGCTAGGGGTAAGCGCGTTCTTCTCTGCTGTAGTAACATTTTTTGTGGCAAATATACCACCAATAAATAAGTCAGCCGTATAGGACTGGGCATTATTACCTGCACGTGAGTCAAGCTGGGAGAAATAGGTCTCCAGTACGCGTATAACCTGCCGTATATACTGCGCATCATATTCCGATGGAGGGTTGGGTATCGGTGCAGCTTTGAACTTGTCGAGAGCCATCAGCGCCTCCCGTCAGGGCGCGCATCAAGACGCGGTGCGCCAAGTTGCCATTGAACACCAAGGGTGTCAGACCTAACCTTAAGCGCCATCTGGCGCGCACGTGCCCGCACGAATACCTGCTCGGTATATACACCAACTGGGGTTTCTATGACGCGCTGCGTATCCGCAGCATCCGAACTGTACGAACTGCCGGGGAAGTTACGTGGCCGAATAGTGAGTGTAACCTCAGGGGATGTAGCAGTCGAGCCGTCAAACCCGACGTCAGGCAGTATGCGCCGTGCCAGCATAAAGTTGTCACCATCGTCAAGGTCAAAGTCCGATGATTGGATATAGCTATCCATAGGCAGCACATCGTCATCAATGCCGTCTTCGTGGTTATAAACAAAGCCGTCGCCAGTGGTTATTGTGCTACCGTCAACTGTAATCGTCGTGTTTGCAGCCTGTGGGTATTGGCGGATAGGAGTGTCTAACCAAGCAGTGCGCTCTATAGTGCCATAGTACCATATGCGTTCGAGGTGGTTATAGACGACATATGCGTTATTGAAATCGCTGTCAGCCGTAGGGTAAAACCACCAAATCTCGTTCCACTGCTCGTTGGTGCCGCAGATAATCTGGTCGGATTGGTTGAAGTTTATATTTTTGAATACATGATTACGCAAGGTGCAGGGCAACGTCTCAACGCGGCCTGTATACGCATAGAACTTATCTTGGCCCATCCAGTAGGTAATGTTAGCCGCCGAAGCCATCGCACGGGGCGAAGCAATCGAGATATTGTCCGCATACTCCTGAAGCCCGAACACATCCGTAGTACCGAGAAACTGCAGGGTATAGAGGTTAGTGTCAGTCCATACTAGGATTTCCTGACGCGTTGGTAATGCGCGAACGATACGCGAGCCGCGAGATACACGTAGGTCACCTGCTGTATTAGTCTGCGTAGGCGTCCAATCTCCCGGCGTATCTTGGTCAGCCCAACGGATTAGCAGTGGGTCAAAGTCAGCCGTGCTCGTCGAACCAAAGGGTACAGCACCAAAGGCAATAAGATGCTTATCTTGCTGCGATACCAACAGCTGCATAACCTGAATAGGAACCGCATCCGGGTCGTACCCGTTGTCATCCGCATACTCTTGTAGGGTAATAGCGTGCGTAGCCAATGAGTTCTGCGGGTCATCTGTTAGGCCCCGAACCCACCAGTATGGTGCACCATTGCGTATGTTTAGCACAAGGTCGTTATCGAAGTTATCAAACCACCAGTCGCGCTGTGGAAGGTTAATACCTCCTGTGGTTGCACCTAGGCCCCAAGCATCGCGCCCCCAAGTCCCTGCACCCCAGCCAAGACCCGCAACGGTAATGGTATTACCCGGTTCAATTTCAGCGCGTACTTCGTATCCCGCACCGCTAACAGAGGTCGTGGATGTAGCAGGGGTAGCTACGTCAAACGTAAACTCATCTGCTCCGGTCTTAGTGATTATGTGGACTGCGTTCAGTTCCGTAATAGGTATGCTAGCAAGAGGAGCGGCAAACCCACTAACCTTAACTGGTTCGCCAGTTATAAGCCACGAGGGGAGCGCAGTGGCTGTGGTGACCGTGACGGTTGTAGATAGGTCGGTTACTGCGAAAGTGTTGGACCCAGCAAGCGCATCACCGAACGGCGTGATATCGTAGTAGTAACCACCGTTCTCGATATAGGCTTTGGTGTCGGTCCCCAGTGCCAGTAGGTTATCGTTAAACGTAGTAATCCAGTTCCACATCTGGCGGCACACGCCATCGAATGTGTTTGGAGTAGCCTTCACCCAGCCGCCAATTTTCTCCGGATAACCGGAGCNAAACCGTATTTTGTCGCACTCGTACCAGCCGCCCTCGTTGGAGTAGTCGGTCTGGTCGCGGTTTACACCGGGCTTAAACTGGAGTTTGATAAAGGCCATTAGTTACCTTCTAAGCAAATGTACAAACTACGGTGGAACTGATAGCCCCAAACGCTTGGTTTATGGCGTTGTCTGCTGTGGGCCATGACCAATTTGCACCAGTATTAAAAGTGGCATCGGCGCGGTTAAGAGTTTTCGTCCCTATAGTGAGGGTTGTCCACCCACTGTTTGTGGCCCCAACGATAGATAAAAAGTAGTATGGAGAACCGCCATTTTCATCCCAGAACAAGTTTGCAATTGCGGCCCCGCCGTAAATATTGGATGTGCCATCTACAATCGAGCCAACACTGGTCGAATAACCCCTAATACGGTCTGCACTTCCTATGGTCCCNGAGCCNCCCACCGTTACTGTCTGGGTGTCGAGTATGTTGCTCTTACCGTAGAAGTTAGTTGGCATGATAAGCGCCGTGTTCGACGAAGTGCCAGTCAGTGTGCGAACCGCAGCGTCGTTAAAACTAATTTGAGTCGTGGCAGAGTTGCCAAGTTCAAGGTTTACCGACTGCCCCGAAGTGCTACCACCAAGGCTAATAGGGCCAGAGTTATTAAGCGCCATTCTTCAGAGCCTCTACTTCAACACGAAGTTCAACGATTGCTTGGAAA